CATTACTATGTCTCCATAGTTGCCATTGATGAGTATACTGGTTAACTGTTTTAAGAAATCTGGATGAAATATTTTTTTAGCATTGTCTAGTGTGAAATAAAGTTCAGGATACCCGCCATTGAATTCGCAACCCCAAAAGTTTCTTGGACACCAAGGACAACTGGCATTGCACAGTGTAGCTGCTTCTAAATGCACATCACAAATATCCTGATATGCTATCATCCTTTTTGCTTTATGCCAGCCAGCATCTGTTTGAGCTTTGAACTTTGTACATCAGCAGTTATTTTAGGAACATCTTCGGGCATGCTATCTGTTACGTCTTTTTGTACCATTTGACTCTTTGCTTTGATATTTGCAAGTATGCTACTTGCTGGCGGTTTGTTGTGATCGTTTTCATCTTCGTCAACACTGCGTATTCTTAGAGTTTCGATATCAAATTCCAAGTCTATCTTCATACCAACACCTGAACTACTTCTAGTCTTCATTGCTTGTATTTGATAACGACCTCTTTCTCTCATTGCACGACTTGTAAAAATACCAAACACATTGTCAGCAGTATTAATTTTACTTATACCTCCTGAGATGTGCGAATGATCAAACTCTATTTCTTCAACTGCACTTCTGTTTAACTGTGATGCAGTTACAAACAACACGTTTAGTTCTCTTGACAAGTTACGCAGTTCTTCACTTACATACTTGTCCTTAACAAACAAATCATTTGGTGATACTTTAGCACTAACTGGCATAAGCAAGTCCAAATAGTCAACCAACATAAAGTCAATTTCTCTTCCTTGCTTGATGCTTAGTTCTTTAACAAATGCTCTTATGTCGTTTACTGTGCTTTGTGCTGGCATGTATTTGATTTGCAATCCACCTGCTTTCTTGCCCATCATCTTAATCTTCATCTCAACAGTTTCAATATCTTTGAATATCTGTTTGGTGCTGGTGTTTGTCAACATACTATCAATACGCATGGCAGTTAAACCTTCACTCAATTCTAGTGTGATGTACACTCCATTGAGTCCTGCTTCCATCCAGTTCACTGCCAAGTTCTGCATAAACAAACTCTTACCTGATCCAGATCCACCTGCAAATATCTGTAGTTCACCTCTGTTGAATCCACCATATAATAGTTTGTCCAAGTTTTGCCAACCAGTTGAATTCTGCCCGTTGTTGTCCTTCAGTGCCGCAAGTCTTGCTCTTGGATCTTCAAAGTAATCTGTACCCAAGTCCTTTGTCAAACTTATTTGTACTGCATCCTTTATAAGTTTCTCAACTGGTGAATACTCGCCCTTCTCAAGCAAGTCTGCACTTTTTAATATTGCACGTTCTAGTTCACTGCGTCTTGTAAATGCTTCAAACTCTCCCAAGAACCAATCTGTATGTCCACTGTTGAGATCTGGAATCTCTTGCAAGTCTGTACCTGTGACTGCTTTAATCTGTGTTCTGTCTGGAAGTGTTTTATGTTCGTTTGCATGATCGTATATAAACTGTGCCGCTTCTCGCAGATCTCTGTCAAAGTTTTCTGTATTGTAAATGTTCTGCACTCTCAAAAATGTTTGTGCATCTTGCATCATCATTTCTAAGAATAATTTTTGTACATCATAGTTATATTCTGTCATACTTTTAATTTATCCTTTATTGATGTCTCGTAATACAATTTGTTTCCTTCTGCTCCATGATGCCCATTCCAACCATATAGATCATAATCCGTTGGTTTATGTATATTATAATTTACACTATAATAGGTATTATCAAAAAGTAAACATCTATCATGATCTATAGCATGTTTAAGAACAAATTCACTAGGGCCCCACAAGTTATTCTCGTCGAGAGGCTTGCTGACATTGCATATTAAATAGTTTGCACCTACACCATCTAACCATTTTGTTAACAAGTATATTTCTCTTAGTATTTGTGTTTCAGTCCAACTACGATCTGCGTGTGTGATTAAAAATTGATCTTCACCGTAGAACTGCTTAGATACTAGACCTCTATGTGCTTCGATAGTTGTATATATTTTATTCCAATCTTGGTCAAATATAGTACTCTTATATTCAGTGTTTTTATGGTTGTCAAATATAGTAATTCTTTCAAGGTGCGATACTCCTATAATAAAAAAATCTTCTTTCCAATTATATTTGTATTGTTTTTGCATGCCAATAAGAAGTTGACATACACTATCAAAACTATTTGAATGTCGACTTACGTTTATAATTTGTTCTACACCTAGATGTTTTCCTGCAAGTCCCCAAAAACTATCTTGCGGATCAACACATACGGAAGGAGTGGTATAACTATCACCAAACACATAAAGTTTATTCATTTATTTTCCTTTGTAGTCGTTTCTTAAACATCTCAATCTTAATCTTACTGCGTTCTGCATTTTGATGTATCTGTTGTAGTGTTTGTGCAACGCCAAAACGCACCACTGCATCATTTACATCTTTAACATCTTCAGGCCATTCTGGTATGCTTACTTCAAATTTATGTTCAACTGCGGCATCAATGATACTTAATCCTGCACGGTCTTGATCAGGTACTACTATAATTCTACGTTTCAACTGCTTTAGCAACTGTGCTTGTTCTTTTGAAATAGTTTCGTGCATGCATGCTAATCCTGATATACTTAGTGCATCAAATATACCTTCAACAACTATTGCACTTGTCCAATTAGGCTTTTGTAAATCATAGCCAAACACATAACCAGGTTGCTGACTGTTAATAAACTTTGGTGTGCGATTGTCTAGATAACGTGACGTGTGTCCTACTATCCTATTCTTATATGTGTAAGGTACAACAATTCTATCTCTTGGTCCACGTTTCTTATCAACTAAAAATGGATACTCTAATACTATGCCACGTTTGTCAAGATACTGTTGATAGTGTTTGTGTTGATCTAATTCTGGATCAATCAGTTCAACTCCTTCTGGAACTTCTTTTTCATCAAAGTCAATTTGCGTTTGTTTTATGGTATTGCGTTCAGCGGTTAAATCTAATAAACTTTTACGTTTCAAACTTTCCAAGTTAAGGCGTTCAATATCAGTACTGTCTACTCCTAACCATCCTAGTAGTTTTCTTGCTTTGTAACTTACTGGACGGCCGGGTACAAAACTTGCAGTAAATCCACAGTTGAAGCAGTGATAACTCCAGTCATCTTCTGCTTGTTTTATACCACCACGACTACGTCTGTCTGCAGATTCACCTGTGTGTACACAACAAGGTGCATTAAAACTAACCCATCCAGAACTGGTTTGTTTTCGCTTCTGCGGAATATAACTTAAGATGTCTATCATTATGCTAGTATATTAGCATACTTTATGTAATAGATCAAGTGTTTTGGTTAACTATCTATAGAGGATCTGTGTAATCTGTCCATTGTTGACGTTTACTATTGGTACTTCTATATATCCTTGTCCACCACTGGTAACTGTAATTTCACCTACCTTAGATCCGTTCAATGTTGCAGTAGCAGTTGCTCCTGTGCCACCACTAGATGCTACTATATCGATGTTGGGATTGCCTGCTCCATACCATTCCGATCCGCCTCCGGATGTTATGGCAGTTACTGAACCATTTTGCACTGTTGCAACACCTGTTGCAGATAAGCCATATTGATTGAGTTGAAAACGTATCCAATTGTGTCTGCCGTCAATGTTAATGTAACTTCGTGTATTTTGATTTGTATAAACAGTTTGTGATCCAATATCATACCAATCAGGACCAATTTGTGTTTCACTACCTTGTGCTATAACATTTCCAGTAAAATTATCAAAGTCCAATTGAAATGTAGTAAGTGTATTGTTAGCAGTATATGCCATACTGGTGTAGTTTCGATCTCCGTTTGAGGCAGATCTTTTTATCGTTGGTTCTGGAAGTTCAAGTATGGTACTTTCAACAAAGTCTGGATATACACTGTCAACAATTTCAACTTGTCCACGTCCTGCACTGTATGCATCTGTAAACACTGCTTCGTATAGGTTACCACTTGCACGTTCCAAACTCCAAGTAGCAGTTTGTTCTTCGATGTTATCAAGTTCTTCACTAGTAAGTGTTACTTTTGCTCTACCATGTAGAGCATTAAGAGTAACTAAGTCTTTTGCTATTAGCAATTCATCACCGTCGGTACTCATCATACGGTAAGTAATAGTACTGCCTGATATGTTTACAGGTTTTTGATCTTGATTGATAAACTCAAACAGTATAACATTATCGACGCCGCGATTGACTTT